TGTTGCTATTTCAGTTGTTAAATGTGCCGATAGGTCTTTAGCCATATTAAATCACCTGAAGTAATTGTAGTTTTACGGTAAACATCTGGTAATCAGTTTCCTCTGTTTCAAGGGATTCAGGAACAAATCTTACTGTATAAGTAACGTCATCGTTAGGATTCACCCAATCAAAAGTTTCATATCTGCCGTATCTTGCGTCATAAAAGTCAACTATTGAATCCTTAACCGCCGTAGTAACTCTATCATAGTTTAAAGTAAATACCCTGCGTGCAGTGCCATAAGAATTTCTTTGTTCTCCACCATCTTCCATTGGTAGGATATTTGTTCTATATGCTATTTCTTCTGAATATGTATATGATGGATTTATCGAGAACGTTGCCAAGTTAAATTACCTCCCTTATTTCCACAGTCATATCAAACAAATTGTGTCCAATTTCATCACGTTTTAATGTATCATCAGTGAAGCGGGCAGTATATTCTACAGCACTTTCTGGATGAATAAAGGTAAATGATTCCAATTTGCCTCTCCTTGCATTAAAGAAATCCCATAGATACTTACAATCTCCATCATTTATAGCGTGGTAAGTTAATCTCCAAGAACGTATAGGGTCAGTATGCCGTGTCCTTGTGTTTTCCTTACCAGGTAGGCTTGTTACTAAAACATCATAATACTTACCTTCTACAAGAGGATAATCTGGAACTGGTATACTTGGATAAGTAGCCACTATCTTAAATATCTCCTAAATGTTCTACGAGTAGAACCAGCCATTATTACATCATCATTAATTACATTGATAATAACATTTGGATTTCTTGCTATACTTGCAGGAACAAACGATGGGTCAATAACGTTTATAATTGTTATCTCTTTTTCTTTCTCTTTGTTTTCACTCGCAGGAACAATCTGTTCACCTCTATGTAGATAAGCAAGCATATCTGCGGGAACAAAGTCAGTTCCTGATTGGTATTTTGTAAGCATTAAGGGACCATTAGTAACTGGTGGGTTAACAGTATTGGCTACCGGTGCTCCGGTTGGTGCTACTCCACCTCCACCAAACACCCCAAATGCTTTACCTATAAGTTTTGCCCAATCCCAGAAACCCATACCTGCTTCTCCCTGCATGGTGTGCATTTGAAAGAGTGCATCAGCCCAAGACTTCATCATATTTCTAACAAAACCATGAATAAATGCCTTTAAAGCATCGTCAAGAATCATATGCCAAACATCTAACCAAGTTTTAGCGCCTGTAATTAAGTCAAAGATAGTATCTTCCCATGTTTTTTCTAAATTATCTTTAAAAGTTGTAAGTTTTTCATCAAGAGAATTAATCGTTACTTTAGCCTTTTCATCTACTTCGTCTAATCCATCTATAACTGGACCAAATATACCTACAAGGCTTTCTTTTAATTTCTTAAAATTATCCTTAGTAATACCGAGAGAATTTAATAATATTCTATTTGCTTCTGTAATTTCGTCCCAGGTCATTTTGGTGGCATCTCTAATAGTTTGCGTACTATTTACTATTATCTTACCAAGGTCAGTAAATGCTTCTTTTGTTTTATTTATACCTTTTTTCCATCTTTCTGCCCACCAATCAATAGCATATTGCAAAAATTCAGGTAATTTTATCTTATCAAATTGCTTTATCCACCAATCAACTGCATATGTTACCGCCTCTTTAATGTCGTTTAGAAATCCTATTATTTTATCTCTCCATTTTTGCCAAACAGCTATTCCCAATACAACAATTGTATAAAGAGACAGAAGGGCTGCTATTAATTCAAAATATATACTTGCTTTCAAAGCAATTATTTTGGCTTTTAAAAGGACGAGGCTATTACCAATCTTTGCGAAAAATGTAGCTAAACTCATCTTTTTCAAATTTGCGAAAGCAAGACCAAGAGTTCTAACGCTATACTTCGTTGATAACAATGCGTTGATTAAACCTACTAAAGCAAACTTGAATAATCTTGTAATTACTCCAATAGCTGATTTAAAACTTCCTATAAGTATAGCACTAAGTAGTTTAACATTTAACATACCTTGCGTCAGAACGCCTCCAATTATCATTGCAAGTCCTAAGAAAGCAAAAGTTAGGGCCGAAACTACTGAACTAAAAGCCAACATCCTTTGAACCCAAGGAGGGAGTTCTCCAAGTTTATCTATAAGGGCAGTTAAAACTTTTGTGAACCAACGCACTATAGGAACATATGATTCAGCAAACTTCATCATAAAGACATTAAATGTATTAGCAAGTAATTTGAATTGAGCCTGTAAGCCTTGCATCTGTTTGTTAAACATCTCTTGTAGTTTTTGGGCTTGGCTTACCTTATCAAGATATTCCTTAAATGTCATTGATTGTCTTTTAAGGACAGCAGCAGAAGCAGAAGCACGCAAGCCAAATAGGACGAAAACATCTGCAAGTGTAGCACCAGCATTACTAAGGTTTTGAAATACTTGCTGAATACCTAATGCCTGGACATCAATGTCTTTTAATCCTATATCTTTTAGATTTTCTAATGTTTTTGTAACTTTTGGAGTAGTTTGTAGAGTCCCTTGGAGTATTCTTCTAAGTTGTCTACCTGCCATACCAGCAGTAATACCAGCATCGTGAAGCATACCAAGCGTAGCAACAGTTTCTTCTATGGACATGCCCATTTCGCTTGCTACAGGGCCAACGTGCTTCATTGATTGCCCTAACCACTCCATACGCAACTGAGTGCTTGAGATACCGGCAGCAAAGACCTGGGCGAAATGAGTTGCTTCTTCAGCGCCTTTACCAAACGCCTTCAATGACTGCATAGTAATACGTGCTACATCAGACATATCTGTTTGTGTAGCAACGGCAAGTTTCATTACTGGTTCTATTGCTTGGAAGATTTGTTTAGTATTATATCCAGCACTTCCAAGGTAATACATAGCGTCTGCTACGTCTTTGGCTGAAGCAGTACCTACTTTCCCTAAATCATAAGCAGTTTTTTTAAGAAACTCCATCTGGTCAGCAGTTGCACCTGTTACAGAAGCAGTATTCTTCATTGCCTGGTCAAATTCAGCAAATCTCTTAACAGCTATTACGTTAAATGCAGCTATGGCAGCAGACATTCCTAAGAAGGCCATACCTATTCTTGACTGTATCATACCGGCATAATACGAAGCACGGCCCTTCATACCTTTAAATGCTGAATTAACTTGAGCATTAAGAGGACCAAGTCCAACTTGCCTAAAGAATATTTCTACAGTTCCTTGTGCTTTTGCTCCACCAGTGATTGCCATATTAAAACCCTCTGAAGCCTGATTCTTTTAACTTTTTTTGTGTCCATCTCATCATAATATTTTTCATTTCTTCTGCGTTCTTTTGAGTAACCTGTGTCCAAGGCCTCCCAGGAACTCTTGATTTTCCTACAAGTGTATGAGTTCCTCTTGGTTGGTCATGAATTGCTGCGTAATCTACAGTAGAACCAAATGTAACGCTTTTTGGTCTACTGCTTGGTTTGTAATTAAGAAAGAAACCTCTACCTCCAGTTGCCGATTCTTTTAATTTTCCTGTTAAATCTAATATATTATGGATACCATGTCTCTTTATTGTTATAGGACTATGCTTTTTCCAACGTGGTATACCCTGCTCTTTAAAACGTTTTTTTATCTCTTTTTTAGCCATATAATCAACAGCAGATTGTTTCAAAGGCTCACGTAGGTTTGACATCTTTCTTCGCAATGTCTTAAAACTGCTGGAAATATGCCTAAAATCAGTCCTTATGATGACTCTCATATCACCATAACCTGACCTACCACCTTTTATTCCAAGCATAGGATTAAGCATAATTATCTCCTTCGAGACATTGCACGTGATTTTGAATCAACCTCACGTTGATGTTCCGCTTTTATCCTTGCTATCTCGGACATAATAACGGCAAACTGTTCTACCTCTATTTTAGGTTGTTGGTAGAATTCTTCGATAGTCCAACCAAACTCTTTACAAAAAGAATATGTGGATAGTACTTGGGGCGGTTGTTTAAGACCAGCCTTAGATGCTGATGCTCTTACCGCCCTTCTTAGTTTTTTACTTCGGCAGGATTGAGTTGATTAAACTTCGTTGCTTCTGCTAAAATTTTGTTTACGAAAGTTCCTGCTAAAGTATTAAGAACTTCCCTTGTAATAGGCAATTTCTTATTATCTTCACCGGTGAGAGTCCAATCTTTAATTGAATTCTCAAGAAACAAATCAATCGCCTCTAATGTTTTTTCTTTTATACTGAGGTCTGTTATTTGTTTCTGTAAAGCATAGTTATAACTACCTATTGTTATCTTTTCACCATCAATATCAAATACTTTTGTTTGTGCTAAATATGATTTTGTCATTTTATCTCCCCCTGAGTTTGTGTGGGGTAACTTAACGCTACCCCACTGTTGTTATATAGTTGTATCAGAAGTAATCGCTTTTATTCTGATTTCGTTCTTAAATCCATCACCTTGGTCATCGTCATATAACGCAACGAAAGGCATGTCATGATAAATTAAATCAGGTCCACTGACAGCAGGAGTTGTCCCTGTGAATACGATTCTTGGACAATCTATCTGTAATTCATGAGCCTGAGTTCCGGCACCAATTAAGTCATCTGAAGTAAACTTTAACTTCAAAGCAGTCTCGGTTCCGGCAGTATATTTATTATACATACCAAGGTCATCGAACTCTAAATTAAGAGTTCCTGTAACATCTCTAAAGCCACCTCTCGGTATAGCAGTTCTATATCTACTACCTAAAGCACCTTTATCTTCTTTCAAGTTGTTATTAAGCGTAATGGAAAAACCAGCAACTTCCTGTGTATTTCCATCAATGGTGATTGCGCCTTCATCAAAAGTTAAAGGATTAAGCGCCGATATAGTCCCAGCAGTAGTTGGGGCAGATTGAGATGTATCTTCCTCTTTACCTAAGAAACTGAAAGTAGCAGTTAGTGGTTCACCAACAGAACAATTAAAGACTACTTGGTTAACCTTACAACCTTTATATTCAAATGTTCCACCTGCAACACCGCTTCTACCAATTTCAAGCCTTAGACCTTCTGGCAAACTACCACTTGGATAGATGTCGTGAACGTAATGGCTCCCAGTTCCACTGGGACCAGCAGTTACTACTCTTCCAAGAGCATGCTTGAGCAGAGTGTACATTCCAACTGGTTGTACCTCTACATTCAAGTCTCCACCTACTTGTTCAGAGCCTTCTCTCCAGACACTTCTGGCGGTGTCACCTCGTATAGCGTCAGTCATTACAACATTCCGCTCTAAAGCAAGGCTTTCACTTAGAAAAGGGATAAACTTATTTATTGTTGGTGTTCCAGAGGCCCATAGGGTTTCTTCAGCAAAACCAAATTGGGAATCAGAACCAACAGCACCTATACTTGACACAGTTAAAACCTCCTACTTAACTTGCACGTGTGAAACCTACAACAGTTGTTAATTCGATTTCAGCACCAATAACTGGTACATTATCAAATTCTCCCATTGCAAATGTTTTAGTTGAGGTCTCACTTTGATATGCTACTCCGCTAATTGATACATCCGATTGGATAATATCATCAACGATTCGCACTATATTCTCAACCGATTCCAGACCAGCAACGTAACCAGAAGCACCATGAGCAACTCTGTCCATTACTGTTAATCGAACAGTACAAATTGCGTTCTTCTGGCCACCTTTCTTGCCTGCAAACGTTCTCCATTCTTCATCAACTCTATCTAACGATACTGTAATCGCAGGCCAAAGTACAATCCTTGCTGGATTAGGACCTGCGAAGATAGAATCATCACTGACAGAATCTAACCTACTATCTTCTTTTAAACGTGTCGTTATTTTGTCAATTATGTTGCTATATGAAGGAGTAGCCATTATGACAACCTCCTAATATGAATCTTGTTCATCAGCCACCTTATCTCCACTAATCTCCCATCCTGTTTCATCGCCTTCATTAAAAACAGGTTTATATGGCTCCGTGGAAGAGACTACACCAGTTTCGCTAAGTGGTTCAATCGTGTTTCCACTATTATCGAGTATTTCTGACTTACCATCTTCTATTTCTTTAAGCATCTTCATTCCATCATTATAAAAGGTACGGGCATAATTTTGTTCTTCTTCACGAACCTCAATTTTAAGTCTTTTGAGAACACGGTAAGCGGCTAAATTTGCAGAAATATCATTTATAATAGGTGGAACGGTCGACTGCGTGAAAGGTACATTATATCTTTTAGCCAATCTGCTATCAATATAATTATCTACTCTTTCAATAAAGTATTCGACAATAGTATCCTCAACGACAGAATCCGTTACCAAACTCAACATTATACGGACATCATTATCGGCAGTACTATATGAATTAGTTCGGCTCATTTAATTACCTTTATTTTTAGTCGTCCAAGTTTCAAGGCCAGTTTTCGTAATGGTGAAATCAA